GTCCTGAATCCAGCAGTCCAACATTATCGATTGCTGACAATTTGTTATCGTACTTGCTAAATAATCCTTAGTAACACCCGTGTCGTAAATAAACACCGCACAGAATTCTGATAACTCTTGCGCCATGTATGTGAGACGTTTACAAACTCTCACCGTCTGGCTGTACGTGGCCCCGGCCGTAATCGCTGAGATCGTTGTCACAACATTATCGAGGATCTGCGTGCTTCTCGGATCAGCCATCGAATAACCCCCGGCAACTGTCGCCCAACCTATTAATTAAATTGTCACGTTCGGCACTAATAGTTTTTCTCAAGTGCATTCGTGGCTTGATCGTCGCTGACAGTTGCAACCTAAACCACGCTACCGGTTCCGCGTCAGCATCGTTTTTATCTACACCTAAGAGATATAGTTTGCCGCTATCTGCCTTATGTACAAAGAAATGGTGCGACTTTGGCAGCGTAGTCCTCAACGGTGATTTGTATTTATTCACCCCAGCCGCAGTAAGTGCCGGTCCATTTGGCACCGGTACAGCTAATCGTTTTGCCTTCTTCGGTGTTATTGTTTTTCCAAACTCATGTATAGCTGCATACTTACTCCGCGTGTAAAACGACCCGACAACATTACCATCTACCATCGTTCCGGTTGTCTTAAAAAAGAAACTTCGTGAAAGATCACCCGTGCGTTTCTTTAGCCCCGGCCGCCCGGCCAAACGTTGACCCACAAACTTGCCGAGCGTAGTAGTGCCCCATGTTTTAAATCCAGTCTTGGTGGCCTTCGGAACATTCCTGCTTATCTCAGCAAGTGCCTTCTCAAGAACCTTCCGGTTTGTTTCTATCTTTATTGCACGGTCAGGCATACATTACCCGTCTATAACTATCCAAAATTGACTTGACATCGTTCATCCAAATCTTCCCCAAGTCCCAAGACACGCCGCCACTATTAGAATTAACACTCGACGCGCCAACCTTGGTCCGTGTCTTATAAAGAAACGCCACTTGCCTTTCAATCGCGTGCGACAAATCAGCGTAGTCGTCGAACAACTCCTCGGTCACAGTAGCCATGCCGCCAATATAGACAACCTTCAACGCATTGAACCCGGCAATCATCGCGTTTGTCTTAACGTATAAAAGGCCGGTTTCGTCGCTCGACTGATACGAATCCGTGCTCACCAGCGAATCGCTGCCATAGGTCCAATCAGCATCATTATGTATAGTTGTGATTGAAGTCACCGGATATGCTTTCAGGCTGTGATACTCGCCGCCAATATTAACATCAAAATACTCGGTGTATGTTGTGCTCTCAATCTTCCGGCCCATGTAGTTTTCCGCCATGATAGATACTGAGTTGATCAGATTGCCGAGCACCGCATCGCTTGTTGTATTATCAGCGTCAATCTTAATCATCTCTTTAATGCGCTCGGTTGTTGTCAGATCCATAATTTTACCATTACCTCATCTCACATTGCCCTGTCTACCGGAGCCTCCGCAACTTCAACTGTTTCACTTCGTGGCGGTCGTCCGCGTGATCGTTTCCGTGGTGGCCGTTCGCGCCCCGCCGCCTTATCCTTCTCTGCCTCTATCTTTTTCATCTCCGCCTCGAAATCCTTAAACAGCATTACCTTCCATTTCTGACTTGCAATCTGCTCGTCAGTCGCCTCGAAAATCTCCATCGGATTGTGAACCGTGTCTTTGTTTACGCGATAGCAAAAATTGTTTCTGACGATCCACTTCTTCATCTGGTCTTTCATTGTTGGGCCTCCATGCGCAATTCAAATCAAAAAAATGCAGGCACCCCCGTGCGCCTCGAAGGCGCCCACATTGCTAAAGTTAAAAACAAACCGACACTAGCTCGTGGTGTCAGAAATCAAACAAACCGATCCGGCATTTCGAACGCCAACATCCAAAGTTGCAACCGCGCGAATTTCGACCGCTACCTCTGCCCAGGCATCTCCACCTGTGTCGGTTGCAGCAAGATCGATACCACCCCACTCGGCCAGGATCACATCATCCATGTCAGCCAAAAAGACATTAGCCTCGGCACCGCTTGTGCCGTTGGTTATTGCAATGGCTGTTGAAAGATAAACAGGATATCCGAGGATTGATCTCTGTGCGCCCATCTCTGGCTGATTCTTAAAAATGAAATCAGAAGTTCCGCCAGTGAGTCCTGTTATTAATTCAGCGACAATATGCCACGTTCGAGGATGCATCAACCATGCAGGTTTTGCAAAACGAACGTTTGAAGTTTGGAGGTCAAGTTCCATGTCACGTAACATCGCAAAAGTAATCGCACCACTTGACGCGCTCACAGTATTGATAGAGGCCGTTTCTGCCATTCCTGTTGGCTCTCCGGCTGCTCCGGAACCTTCCATAACCGCAAGGTCAATCGCTCGGCCTAACGACATTCCAATGTCTTGACGCAACAGAGTTTCAGCCGCACCGCGTGAGGTCTGAAACAATGTTTTCGAAATCTGCGTTCTTGCTGTTGCAAGATGTGGAGTTAATTGGAGCTGACCAGGTGTCGCGTCCGACTTAGTAACCGAGGCATTCTCAGCAACCCAGTAAGTTGTTACACCAGAGGTTAGCTTTGGAATATTGACCGGAGTACCAGTACAAGGAAGAATTCTCATCCCGGCCTCCCTGGTGATTTGCGCTGCTTCGTAGTAATTAATAAACTCCTGCGGTAGGAATTCAGCGCCAACAAGATAACCGCCATAGGTTGATGATGTTGATGTGGTTAAAGGCGTGTCCTTTTGAACTGTTTGATCGCGTGCCCACTTCTCAAAAGGCGCACCCTCAAATGTACCGAAACGCTGTGCATTGACAAAACGCACGAAAGAAAATTCATCCTCCGGTACGGCGTCATGGCGCGGACGTTTCACGGTATATTTAACATCGCTGACCTTTTTCTCAGGCACTACTGCTTCTTGTTTCGCGTCTTCGGGATGGCCCTTGATTATTTTCGGTTGACGTTTTTCAACATCTTCCAATTGCTCTTTGAGTGGTTTTGTCGCCTCATTGACAGCGTCGCCAATAAGAGACTTCAACTCATCTTTTTTGATTTTCATAGTTTGAAAATCCTTTCAAATAAAATAGTTAAAATTTAAAATAAACTCAGTCAACGATTTCAATATAGTCATCGTCGTCGTCTTCAACATCTGCATCGTCATCCGCATTCACATCAGCTGGTTGCGTGGTCACGTCATCGCCTTCGGATATCTCCTCCGGCTCGGCTTCCACATCCGCATTCACATCCAATGGTTGCGACGCTGCATCAGTGTCAGGTTTCGATTCTGGCTTATCGTCATCGTCGTTATTAGTCTCCGGTTCTTTGTCTTTGTCGTCGTCGTCATCGTCATCTAATTCACTTCCCGGCTCAGATCCCCGCATGAAATCCTCCAGCAGTTTGCTTATTCTGCGCAGCTCGTCGCCGACATCCTGCATAGTCATATCACCGCCACGAGAATACATCCACCGGTGGACATCCTCCGCCCGGCACAACTCCTCCGGCACATCGAACCCCTTCGTTCTGGCAGTCATCAACGCGTCAGGATTGGCAGGTACAGGCACAGCCGATAGCTCCAATAACTCCTGTTTGGCGAAACTTTTCCCGGCACGCAAATCAGGTGTCTTTTTTCTCTTCTTTGCCTCTTCCTCCGTGGTGTCGTCAATCCACTCACTGGACAACGATTTGAAACCGACGGACGTGGCTCTCAAAAAGCCATTTTTGTATAGTTGGTATATTTGTTCTGCTTTTGGATACACATCCGCCGGTGCAAATTCAATGTCAAAAATCAGCCCCTTATCGGTCTTCTCAACTTTAACAGCCTTGCCGATTGGAGGTTCGGAGTAGTTGTGCGCCCAGAGGAAAACCGGGTTCTTCATGTATTGTTTTGTTTGCCATCCTTTAATATCAATCTCGTCACCCATACGATCACGCGTCACCGTGCTGCCAACGAATCGCAAGACACGATCATTTTCACCATCGGCCTCCTTAACGTCACACGTCATTGTCGCAAATTGTTTTAACTGTTTCGTATCATCCATTCTCTGGACCTCCATTGTTTCTCTGCCACTGAATCAAATCGTCAAGGCGCTGCACTGTTGCCGCCATCAATACCTGTATGGCTGTCAACGTGCTTGTTTGCTCTCGTTCATTATTTTGTATCAATTCAAATATCTTGTTAAACCGCGCGTCGCAATTTGTACGCATAGCTTTCACACCCGAAATGTCTTTTTCTAATTGTTTAATTCTCGCCACAGCATCCATCCAAACTCCCACGGTCCCGGCAAACATTAACAGCAAACCTGCAATGGCTGAAATTTCTTTGAAATCTAAATCCATAATCTGTTATCACTTTATTGCTATTAAACTGCATCGGCAATTTATTACCTCCTCAGGCGCTCCACTTGAGTCGCCCGGGAATTTACAACCAGTCGCGCCGAAAACTTTACCGATGGATATTGGACCGAGGCCCATTGCATCGAGGTGTGAATCACGCGTCACCTCGTCAAGTGCAGCCAGCCACATGTGTTTCTTAACCCCGGCGTCAATATAACTCTCATAAGATAGCTCATTAGCCACGCCGGCCGTTTCGGTTCGTGCAATAGTCAAACTTCGCGCACGCGTGTCTTTCATTGTGCCAAAGATTGTCTCTTGCAACTCGTTCATCGTCTGGTTGACCTTTGCCGCGTTGGCTATTTTCGCCGTTACCTTCTCGCGCATACGATCATTAATACCGACAATCTTATTTTTCTTTATCTTCAACCGGTCAACAAATACCGGATTGGAAACATTGAACGTATATTCAATGCCAATCTTTGACAAGTTATCCTCGATAACCGACCCGTATGACACGGCAAGTTTTTGGTAGTATTTGCCAGCCAGTGATTTAAGATCCTTGTCCCATTGCGCCGAGAGTTTCAACGCCGACAATGGAATGTCTTTTGGTTTGGCGTACTTGGCGAGTTGCGCCCCCATCCACTTCTTTACCCGGTCAAGATATTTGCGCACCGACTCGTTAAACTTGCGCTCCATCGGCCCGGTGGCCTTAATAAATGCACGCCACTGGTCCTCTTGCGCCGGCGTATGGATGATCTTGTCAACAATCTCAAACTCAGGATCGATGACATCAGCACCCTTGATCTTTTTGATCCCATCGATACTCTTCTCCGACGGTATACCCTGCGCCGCAGCCACGGCCGGAGGTGTGGTCCCGGCTTCAATTAATCCCATTGGCAGATAGCCCTGTCCGCCACTGTCGATATCTTCAAAACCGAGATCCAGTTTTGCATTAATCATGTTGAACGGCACGCCCATATCCCATAGTGTTTTCGCTCGCGTGACCTTCTTGTCAAAATCTTCTTGCAACGCCTCCACCACGGAGAAATCAAAACGCCCGAAAATGTTTTTACCCGACAGTTGTGAGAAAAAATGCGACTGCAATACACTTTCGATTAATCGGCATATTGG